CAGCAGCGTTAACAGGACCAGCAGATCCTTTAGCGAATACAGAACCGTATACAAATACTTTTAAAGTACCAGCTCCAACTGCAGAAACAGGGAAACCACCACTAGCAGCAGAAAAATCTGCAATACTAAATGGATATGCTGTAACATTAGTTGATGTACCAGCTCCAGCGCCTATACTTCCAACTACAGCTTTTACAGTAACTCCAGTAGCAGGATCCAGAACGACGATAGTGTCGTTAGGGAAAATAGCATTTTGAATTGTTGTAGTATTAGTTGGAATATTTAAAATAAAGTTTGCAGCACCACCACCTTGAGGGCAAGCTACGTTGCTATAAGATACGTGCAATCTATTTTGCTCAGACCAAATTACTTGATCAGATGTCATTGGCATTTCAGCGCCAACCATTCTAAGGAAACCGTTTAAAGTTCTGTTTCCATATCTTTCTACCTCAGCTTCATAAACTTCAGGTAGGTATTGCTGTACAAAGTCATTAGCTCCAGCGTTAAATGCTAGGTAATTGTTTTGTAAAGCTAGTTGTGATTGGGAAGGTATAATACTTCCGAATACAGGAGAAATTTGTCCCATAATAATTAATTTTGTTTTTAGTTAAACTTTTTTGATTTTATCTTCAATTTAGAAGAATCAAGACCGCTTATAGCTTTAACTTTTAATCCACCAACAAATACTTCTCCGGTAGGCGAAGGCCTAACATCCTCGGATATGTTTTTAGACCTAGCAACAAGATCTTTAGTAGCATCGGATTTACCTTGCTCATAAAAATGTTGTGCTATTTTGTCAACGTTTTCAGCGGCATACATAGCTTTGTGATAACCTTTAACATCCTTTACATTACCTTTATCATCTAAGAACTTCTTAATTGTGTTTGTAATATTTGATTGTTTAGTCGCAACTTCACTAGGATTTTTAACACCGTATCTAAATTTCTTTTCACCAACACTGATGTCAAAACCTTTGAAATCATTAGTAAAATAATCTTTAGTATTAGATTTAAAATCCTCATGTTGTTGTTGAGCTGTGTTTTGCTCTTCATTATAGCGATTGAAAAAGTCCATAGCTTTTTGTTGGTCTTGTGTCGTACCAGGTCTCAACTTGATTTCCTCGTAATATTGACTTTTTAAACCATCTAAATGCTTTCGGGCTTTAGCAACCTCTTCTTTATACGCGAGTTTCTTTTTACGAATCTCACGTTCCTCGTCCACTTCTTCATCAAATGAAAAATTATCCTCAATCATGAAGTTAATCTCGCTTGAATCTAAGTGTGATTTGGCTTGTTTGTAATACTCTCTTAACAAAGTATCGTTATCTACATTAGTATAGTCAGCATTTAATCTAACATAATCTTCTAATGTTCCACCTGTTTCTCTCATAAAGTCTACGACTTTTTCGATGTTCTCAGGTAATTTAGCTACTTCTCTCGCCTCTTCAGGTGTAGGAGCAATAACTTTTTCTTCAATTTTCTCACCCAGTTGTACTATTTCTTCTTCAACAACTTCTTCAATAGGTTTTACTTCTTCTTCTTCTTTAATTTCAGAAACTGGGCTGGGCTCTGGTACTTGTTCGTCCACTTTAGGGCTATCTCCGGTTTGTTCTTCCACAACCACCTTCTTTGTTTCTCCGACTTGAATGGCATCTGTTTCTTCTTTTTTAGGTTTTGATAAATCGACTTTGATAATATCGTCTTTTATCAATTGTTTAGGCTTCTTTTTTATTTTAAAAGAGCCTTCTTCTTTTACTTGTTCTGACATAATATAATATAATAAAAATTAATAAATAGGTTTATTGCGGTGTAAACTGCTCTAAACCAAATCCGCCTAAATTATCCATACCTGCTGATTCAAAATCTGTAGGTAACAAGTCATTTTGACGTTGCTCAATCATTTTAGATTGTTGCGTTGCTTGTATTTTAGTTCTTTTATCTTTGCGATCTTCTATAAATTGTTCTTTTTGTCTATCAGTACTAACTTTAGCTTGAGCTAATTGTAACTGATAATTAAATTCTTCAGCCATTAATTGTTTTTTAATTAACGCCTCTTGCTCCATTCTTTGTATTTCAAACTGCGACTTAGCTTGTTCAATTTGTATTTCAGTTTGTGCTAAAGCCTCTTGTTTTTGTACTTCATTCAAAGCAGCTTGCTCAGATTGCTGCATGTTTGCTTGAGCTTGAGCTTGTATCTGCTGTTGTTGAGCGGCTTGATCTTGTTTTTGTTTTTGTATTCTTCTGTATTTTAATATCTGATTAGCTAGAGTTATATTTTTGACTTCTCTAATATCAATAGCATCTTCTAGATATATCTGGCCAGATTGTAGCGCTACTTGTATGTTTTGTTCTAGCATAGCTTTTTCTTCATCATCAGGCTCAAGCTCTAAATAAATACCAAAATCATACAAATGAAGATTCTTAAGTTCTTCTAAGTTTTGAGTATTAGTTAAAGATATGCTTTGCATTAAAGCTTGCTTAGTTAAATCAAACTCTAAAGCGTCTGCTAATCTTAATGATATGTTTTCACAAGCTCTTAAAGTTAAATATAAACTAGCATCAACAATGTGTTTAGTTGCTATGTTTGAAGCGTTGGCAGCCATTTTTTGCAATCCGACTAAAGCGTCTTTGTCTGGTAAGCTGCCATCTCTTGCTTCATTTAATCCTGTTACATCTCTTATCATTTGTAAATAATACTGATAAGTAGCTATAAGTGACTGTATTTTTCCGTTAGAACTTGAAGTCTGTAATTCTTGTATAGGTACTTCACCTCTGTTAGGATCACCATCTTGAGTTAAACTTCTACCAACTATACTACCAGTTTGGAAATACATGTTTAAAGCTTCTTGAGGATTGTAATTAGTTCCATTACCTAAATCAACTTCTGCTAAACCATCTACATCTACAAATACACCATCTGGAACCATACGTTGAATTACCTGTTGTAGTTTTAACGATGTTAACTGTATCATATCCGCAAAGCTAGTACATCTGCTCACTAAAGATTCTATACGACCTTGATATAAGTTTGGCGCACATATAACATAGTTCATTTTAACTTTAGTCAAATCACTATTAGGTCTTGTCATGTTTTCAGCAAGTTTCCACTCTAACATTTGTGGAACACCCATAACTTTAGCACCACTAAACAAAACTTCTATCGATCTTGAAACCCTATCGAAGTTATCGCTTTGTGGTTGATTAAAAGTATCAGGTTTTTCTAGTGTTTTTTCTAAACCAGACTCTGTTTTTTTTATCTTAAATACTTGATCAATAAATGTTTTATATTCAAAAAACAATACTTGAACTAAATCATTATCATAATTTGGATTAGCTATATAACCATCACGACCAGGGTATTTTACCATAGTCTCTAACTCTTTGTCAGTTAAATATGGAAACTTTTTCTTTATTTCAGCTAAAGTCATAGACTTTATTTCGCCAACGTAATATATATCTTCAAAGTTAGGGTCGTTAGTATAAGAATAAACTAAATTAGCAGGATCTACATAATCAACTACAACGCCTTCAGATTTATTAAATGTAGTTTTAACCGCACCAATACCAATTGTAACTACATCTTCAATAATTCTTTTATTAGTTAATTGATACTTGTTGAAAGCTAATGTATTATTTATAGCTTCTTCCTCAGCAATTTCTGTAGACTGTTTGTAACTCAACTGCATGTGTATTTCCAACTCTTCTTTTGACTGAGGAAGATTTTCTGGATCTGTTGTATTAAAAAGATTTAATCCAGTTTGTTGTTGTATTTGCAATATTTGCTCTTTAGCCATCATATCTCTATAGATGCTACTTACGTAATCAGTTCTTTGTTTTAAAGAAAAAGGATCTTGAGCGTAAGCTTTTAGATCATAATCTTTAGAGGCAATACCATTTACAACTATATCTACAAACTTTGGAATAATAGGTACTGGTTTCCAGTCTAAATTTAAATAAGACAAATCACCATTAATAGATAATTCATCTTTATATTTCTGTACATTCTGCTCACCCCTAGCGTATAATCTTAGATTATGAAACTGCTGATAACCTGTATTCCATCTACTGCCATTTACTCTACCACCTCTAAACCATTCGTATTCAATTGCTTGGCCTACTAACAAACCATATTCTAAAGATTTCTTTTCCTCCTCAGATACCATCTGATCAGGAAACGCACTATTAACACCAGTGTTTAATTTCATCTATTAATTATTTTTGATTCGCTGCCTCTATTATCGTATTTAGAAAAACTAAGATTAACAGGTTGTTTTATAACCTCAGCAACGGGTCTATATTTGTTTTTATTGCAAGCCATAATCGCTAGACCAGAGCTTATCGATGCATCATGTTTCGTTCTATTGTTTATATCAAAAGCAGCCCAGTCTTCTAATGTACGCTGAAAATACATTGTACCATATTGTTCATTGTTATAACCAACAAACATTTCAATATAAGCTTCAATAGCAGCCGCGTGAGCTTGTTTAACATCTTCACTTGAATTAGGTATACCACCTATTTCTTTTTCTGTTAAAGATAATTTATGTAATGTTTTATCAGGTCTGTTCATAGAGTAACCTCTATAACCTCTTCTTTTAAAATGATATAATAATCTAGGCTTATTGTTTTCTGCAAGTATTGGCATACCGTAAAATACACAAGCCATAAGTACATCTTCAAAAAATATTTCAGCAGTCTGAGGTCTAGCTATATATTCTAAAAATAATAAGTTAGGTGGAGCATCTTCCATACTAAACTTAGTTAAACCATGTAATGAACCTTTAGAGCCTCTACCATCTACAGTTCCTGATATATCGTAACTGTCACATCCAAAAGCACCCATATGCTCATTACCAGGAAATTTTTTACCATTTTTAACAATAACTCTATTTTGTTGACTAATGCTTGGAACCCAAGACACAAAAAATCTACCTTGTTTACTTGGAACAAACTGAACGCTTGTATCTTTAATCCCACCTTCCCACATAAAATTACCCTGTGTAACTACATTTGAGTGTTTTAAATCTTCATTATAATCTATTTGTTCATAGATTTTTGTAAGATTAAACAGTGACTGTTTTGTTTCATCTCTAAAAGCATGTTTCTCAGTACGTGGAAATTGTCTATACAATTCATTAAGCGCATCAGGATCGTCCTTAAGGCCTTCTACTTCATTCTCCCAGTGTTCTATTACGCCTATTTCAATCGGGAAGCCATCAGGTCCCGTCTTTTTTTCTTTGGGTGTCTCAAAGACAGGTAATCCATAAGAATCAATGTATCCTTCGTAATTCCACTCCATAGGAATGAACAAGCTATATAATCCCGAGCTAGTCTGCCCATTGCGGTTTCTTCTGGTAACGTCTGAGTCATCATATAATTTTTTATAATTTCTACCTCCTTTATCTAAAGCATTTGACGTTGAACCCATCATACACTTACCTATAATTCTAGAACCTAATCGTAAACAAGTTTTTGTAACCCTCCAGTTATTTAATATATTATCAGGTTTTTCCCACTTACCAGATTCATCATGTACAAGTAGTTTTAATTTTTCACCATCGTAACTGTTAGCTCCTGTGTTTTTCCAGTCAATAGTTGTATCTAATCC